TCTCTCACGCTACTAAATTCTAAGTAGCTGGAGTCAGGCACCTCAGAGTCGGACCTGGCTCCTCTTGGCGTTGGCCCTTACGAGGACACCCTTCGCCGTTGACAGTCGGAAAGACGACACACAATATGGCTACAACATTTTTAATTTCCAAACGTTTGGAGAGCAAGTAACTACTTAATCTTTCTCTCTTTCAATGGCACAACAATCTAATGCTAACCCCACGAGCCTGACTCGTGCTGGTCAAAGCAATAGCGCGGGTGACGCTCGCGCCCTTTACCTGAAACTGTTTTCGGGTGAAATGTTCAAAGGCTTCCAGAACCAGACCATCGCTCGTGATCTGATCATGAAGCGGACTCTGCGTAATGGTAAGTCCCTCCAATTCATCTACACCGGCCGTACTGCTGCTGAGTTCCATACTCCTGGCAACAGCATCCTTGGTAACTCGGATGGTGCACCTCCGGTGGCTGAGAAGACCATCACCTGTGATGAGCTTCTGATCTCCAGCGCATTTGTGTATGAGCTGGATGAAGTCCTTTCGCATTATGATCTGCGTGGTGAAATCTCCCGCAAGATTGGCTATGCACTGGCTGAGAAGTATGACCGTCTGATCTTCCGTGCTATTGCACGTGCTGCTCGTAAGGCTTCTCCCATCACCAAGGCTGGCTTTGTTGAGCCTGGTGGTACTCAGATTCGCGTTGGTGCAACTGCCAACGAATCTGATGCTTACAGCTCGACCGCTCTGGTCAACGCTTTCTACGACGCTGCTGCTGCACTGGATGAGAAGGGCGTGAGCCAAGAAGGTCGTGTGGGTGTGCTGAACCCCCGCCAGTACTACGCTCTGATCCAAGAGGCTGGCACCAACGGTCTGATCAACCGCGACGTTCAAGGCACTGCTCTGCAGGGCGGTAACGGTGTTGTTGAGATCGCTGGTATCAAGGTCTACAAGTCCATGAACATTCCCTTCCTTGGGAACTACGGCACCAAGTACGGCGGCACGACTGGTGTCACCGATCCTGGTAACACCGGCAGCTTCATTGGCGAAGCCCTTGAGGATGCTTCTGGTGCTGAGACTGGCATCCAGAATGACTACGGTACTGCTGCTGAGGTTGGCGCTACTTCCTGTGGCCTGATCTTCCAGCGTGAAGCTGCTGGTTGTGTGGAAGCAATTGGTCCTCAGGTTCAAGTGACCAGTGGCGATACCAACGTGATCTACCAAGGTGACGTGATCGTCGGTCGCATGGCAATGGGTGCTGACTACCTGAACCCTGCTGCAGCCGTTGAGCTGTATGTGGGTGGTGCTGCTCCTTCTACCTTCTGATTTATTTAGTCGATACGGGGACTCTTCGGAGTCCCTTTTTTTTATCCATTTGAGATATGACTTCTACTCCTTCAACGACATCACTCGATACAGAACTATCCGCAGTTAATACTATCTTGGGGAGTATTGGTCAAGCTCCCGTCACCAGCCTTGACTTTGACAACCCAGAAATCTCCTATGTATTCAACCTTCTAAGGGAGGTAAACGTTGACGTGCAAAACGAAGGTTGGCACTTCAACATTGAGTACAACTACAGGTTGACTCCTGATGTGAACGGACATTTTGTCCTTCCAGCCAACGTACTTAGGTATGACGTGTCTGATAACCAAGACTACCGAACCACAGATGTAGTCATCCGCAATGGTCGGTTGTACGACAAGGTGCAACACACTGATGTGTTTGATTCAGATCTTGAGCTGGACATTGTTTGGTTGTTTGATTTCAATGATCTACCGTCGGCATTCCAGCGGTACATCACATACCGCGCAGCAGGTCGTGCTGCAACACAACTAGTAGTAAACCCTCAGCTAGTACAACTACTCGGAACTCAAGAAGCACAAGCTCGTGCAACTTGCATGGAGTATGAGTGCGGAATGGGAGACCACACCTTCTTTGGTTGGCCTGAAAACACTACTTATGACTCCTACCGTCCATTCCATGCGCTTAGACGTTAATGACTAGTATCACGCAGACTATTCCAAGCTTTGTACAAGGCATCTCTCAACAACCTGACGAATTGAAGTTGCCTGGTCAGGTGAACGACATGCTTAATTGCATCCCAGACATTACTGAGGGACTAACTAAAAGACCTGGCAGCAAGCTTGTTGCTTCCCTTAGCGGAGCCACTAGTGACGGAGCTTGGTTTAGTTACTTCCGTGATGAGCAAGAAGGTGCATACATAGGACAAGTTGACAACAGTGGCAACGTCCGCATGTGGACTACTGACGGTACTAGTTGTTCTGTAACCAACTCAGCATCATCGTACTTGGCATCCTCCAATGCTTCTCAGAAATTAAAGTTCCTTACTGTTAATGACTACACGTTTGTCACTAACACAAGTAAGACTGTAAACATGTCAGGGAGCGTCACAAGCTCCAAGGCAACGTTGAATGGCAGTGGTGAGTACACAGCCTTCTGTGAGCTTAGGACGTTGGCTCCTGCAAGGCAGTACTCATTAGATGTGAGCACACCGGGTGGCGGGGTTCAGGATCTGGACTCCGGTAAAGGTATGGCTACACGCATTGGGTTTTATGGGTCGCCTTCATACACCTCTATTCCTGGAGGTGCCGGGGCATACACCAGGGTAGATCCCAACCTGCCCAACGTGGGAACCCAGGTGTATACCGTTAACACTGGCTCCGGTAAGAATCTTGCCTTCCGATTGACCGTCACTGGTCAGGTAGCTGTTGACAAGCAAGCTCAGGGCAATGTTGAAGCTGATGATTACGCTGGAGTTTATGACCGTAGGGTTGAATTGATTTATGGAGGCAATGGTTGGTCTGGTGGGGAAACCGTCACTGTTTCGTTGAATGGTGTTAACCACACGATTGAAATCAAGGAGATTTCTGTTATCAAATGTCGTTGCAATATTGGCAGCTTCAGGCCAAAGCCTACGTCATTTGAAAATGGCCAAGAACTCTCTGCAGAAAGCATCCTTAGTCAGTACGCCAACACGTCTGAACTTGGGTCAAACAGAGCCTTCACCATGTCTGATAGTGGTGTAAGTGTTGCCGCTGTCCCTGTAGGTAATGGATTATTCCTTTGGAGTAGCAGTCCATTCAATGTGACTACCTCTGAACCTGACCTGTGGAGGATCATCCAAGAAGAGGTTAACGACGTAACTGCATTACCTCAGACTTGCAAGAACGGCTATCTGGTGAAGGTGGTCAACAGTCAAGACACGAACAAAGATGACTACTGGTTAAAATACGAAGGTAACAACAACCAAGACGGTCCTGGTACGTGGGTTGAGACTACTGCTCCAGGTATTGAATACTCTTGGGACATCAACACTCTACCAGTAACAATTGTACGAACAGGTACTAACACCTTCACTGTTGATACGTTCAAGATTGATGGGGTGAACGCTTGGAAGAATAGGACAGTTGGTGATAATGACACCAATCCCATACCGTCAATTGATGGTGCCACCATTAGCCAGACTTTCTTCCATAGGAACAGACTTGGGTTCTTGTCTAATGGGAATGTTGTCTTGTCTCAAGCAGGTGACCTAGGTAACTTCTTCAACAGCTCTGCACTGACTATTGCTGGTAATGATCCTATTGACATTGCTGCAAGCTCCACAGTGCCTACCCTGTTCAGAGATGCTATTGAAACCAACACTGGTCTTGTTATCTTTGCAGACAATCAGCAGTTCCTGTTGCACACAGACAGTGACTCTTTAACGCCAGAGACAGGAAAACTTTCCAACATCTCTACGTACAACTACAACCCTCTTGTAAAACCAATCTCACTTGGTACTACGTTAGGTTTCACAGACAACGCTGGAAACTACACAAGGTTCTTTGAGATGTTCGACATTCGTCGTGAGGGTGAGCCACAGCTGATTGATCAAAGCAAGATTGTTCACCGTCTGCTCCCTCAAGACTTAAGGATTATTAGTAACTCACGAGAGAACTCCACAGTGTTCTTTGCAGGACAAGGTGGCAGTGATGTGTATGGTTACAGATACTTCAACTCAGGAAGGGAAAGGATTCAGTCTGCGTGGTTTAGGTGGTCGTTCCCGTACAGCATCAACCACACATTTGTGCTGGGAGATGAGTACTACATCGTCAGCTTAGACTACAAGCTGCTTAGAGTTGATCTACAACCTAACGAAACAACAAACCAACGAGCGGAGATCACTGGAGAGGATTACTTTGGTGAGGTTGAAGTGTACAACCTATACCTGGATTCCTGGACCAAGGTAGGTCCGATTGCATCCGGTGACTACGACGATGTGACTGACATGACCAGAGTGGCTAAATCAGTCAACCTGGCAGGCTCAGGCACAGCAGTGATTGTGACTGATGTAAGTGGTTCCTATGCAACCCCCTCCTCTGAGGATGGTTCGTATTGGTACTACAGAGGTGATTTCTCGGGGACAACGGTCTACATCGGATTCCTCTATGACATGGAGGTTACCTTCCCACGTATCTACCTGAAGAAACAAGCAAACAACGTTTCGGTTCCAGACCTTACAAACTCTTTGACGATTCATCGAATCAACCTGAAGTTTGGAGACGTTGGGTACTACAGCACAGAACTACAACGTAAGGGTAAAGGAAGCTACGTAGCTACCTATGAATCAACCCTGATGGATCACCAAGAGGCTGATACTGCTCCGTTCACTTCAGAACGACTGCAATCAATCCCTGTGTATGAGCGCAATACAAACGCTCGGTTGACATTCAAATCATCTCATCCATCCCCTGCTGTGATCTACTCCATGACATGGGAAGGAGATTACACACCCAAGCACTACAGGCGTGCATAACTACATCCACCCACTAACGGTCCAGGTCGCCTATGAGGTGGCCTGTGATCTTAGACCTGACGATAGACGTGAATGCGTTGAAGGTCATGGTCTAGAACCAAAGATCTGGCTTCCTATTAGTGCAAAGAGTGGAGATAACGTTTACTTCAAAGTACCAGACGGTACGTTGGCAGGATGTGCCGGTGTAAATGACGACGGTTCTATATGGATGCTATGCACTCCAGCTGTTGAGCGATTTCCTGTGACGTTTGCACGAGAAGCTAAGAAATACATTGAATCAAGAAACGAAAAGCTTCTGTGGAACATCGCAGACAAACGAAATACGGTTCACCTAAAACTACTAAAGTTCTTAGGCTTTAAGTTTCTACGGGAACTTACGTATGGACCAAATAACATAACCTTTATTGAATTTTGCCGTGGTAATCGATCCTATCTCAGCAACTCTTGCAATAGGTAACCTAGCCAGTGGTATCTTTGGCGCAGGTGCCAAAAGAAACAAAGCAGAGTGGCAAGCCTATTATCAGAATAAACAGCTCATCAACGAGCACAACAGGCGAGAGCTTCTTCGGGAACTCAAGAATTACGGACGGTATAGCACCGACCTTAATGCTAAGCGTGTTGATTACGAAATTACTAAAGACAACATCAATTCTGCTGCTCTAAGGGCGTTTACTCAAGAGGACAGCAAGATTGAAAACATTGTCAACCAATACCGCCTTGCTAGTCAGCGAAGCTATATAGCTACGGCTTCAAGGATGAAAGCTAACGAAGGTGGTCGCACTAACGCTAGCAACATCAATGCTATGCGTGAAGCAGGCAGACAGGAAGGTGCTATGGCATCCAACCTTCTTCGTGCAAAGGATGCTGCTTATGGGCGTAACTATGAGGTTGCACGTCAGGCTAACGAACGTCTGATGGCAGCACACGCCAAAGTATCTAAAAAGGTTCAATACGACACCCTACGTCCAGAGAAGCCAGAGCTTGTCAAAGGTCCGTCTGGGACTGAGTTTGCTGCTGACATCTTCAATTCTGTTCTTGGTGCAGTCGGTACGTACGCACAGTTTGCGCCCAAGAGTGCATTGAAAGGCGGCAAGGATTCTGGGACTGGAACTCGTTTTGACGACATGTCTGGATACACAGTAGGTGCTAATTCGAGTATAGGGTAACTATGAATTCATACATGCCATACGAACCCGATGGTGGTTCACTTAACATCGGTCCAGGAACTAACTATGCATCAGACGTAGCAACAAATTCACAAAACCTTCAACAAGACTTAGGAAACTACTTCCAGAGTCAATCGCAGAATGACAAAGTAGCCATTGAGAATTCCAAGCAGACAACCTCGTTAGAGGTGCTTGCAAGCCTCTCTAAGACGCTTAACGAGCAGCTGCAGAAGGAAGGTACCAGACGCATCGAAAAGCAGCGTGCAGAGGCACGTGCGATGGTCTTAGACGGTCAGCTAACTGAAAAGGATCTAGCTGATTTTATTGATCACGAAAACCAAGCCAAGGCTCTCCGCAAGCAGTATCACAACGACCTGGCTACTGCAGATAAGATCCTGCAAGAGACAGGAAGCTACCAAGCAGCCAAGAAGTTCAAGCAGCTTTCTGGTCATGGTCAGTACGCTGCTATTGAAACTCTTACAGATCAAATATCCAAAGCATACGGTCCTTGGATTGATAACAAGTTAGCCACTGACGGTGAAACAAAGATTACATTGCCAGATGGGCGTAGTATCACCCCTCGTCAAGCAAACAGTCTGACTGAAAAGGCAGCTGTACGTGCTGAGCTCAGGAACCAATACCTGATTGATACTGGCCTAACCAACGTCAACGAAGACATTATTGGTAAGCACAGAGAGAACTTCCAGAAAGCTGATCAAGAGTACATGCGTGCAGCGCGTCTTTTGGACAGCGTGGATGACTCTGAACGAGTCCGTCAAGAAGCAGCTCAGAACTTCAGTAGTGGCAACGATTTGAATACGTATCTTGCAGAACTCGCGTCTACTGTAGATGCCAACGGCGTACGTCTTGGGTATGCAGGTGCTTGGAAGATTGCATCTAACACTATCAAAGAGAGATTGGCAGCAGGAGAACTATCTGAAGCTGACATCAAACTCATAGAAGATCAGAAGATTGAGGACGACCCAAAAGGTCGTACGTTTAGGGAATTGCATGGCAATAAGTTCATTGCACTGCGGAAAGAGTTGGATGCTCGTGAGTCAGAGGAATGGCAGAAGAAGCAGGCGGAGTTGCAAAGGAATGCGACACAAGCTCAGCAAGACATGATTGATGCACTGCCAGCTAACGCGACTAACGCAGACCTGGATGCTGCAATTGAAAAGTACAACTCTATTTCTGACTTTGCGTATTTCAAACCTGAGTTGCTTGAGCGTTATAGGTCAGAAAAGACAATTGATGCTCAACAGATTAAGAGTCTTAAGAACGACGCAGAGAAGCTTTACAACGCAAACTTGCTCACCAAAGAGCGTCTGGCAAAGTTTCCCCGTGTGATTCAAGATGAATACGCAGGAAGAGTAGCGAATGACGAAGCAGTCAAGCAAGCTGCTGGTGGGTACAAGGTTCAACTGAAGAGCTTGGAGAATGCTGTCAATACAGCAATGAAACCAACTCCAGACGGAACCAAGCACCCGACAAGCGGTCCTATGCTTGCAATTCTGCAGAATGAATACCTGAAGAGGGTAAGGGAGTTGCAAGCTGTAGGCACACCTAACGCTGAGAACGTTGCTCTTTCAGAAGTACTGGATAGGTTCGACAAAGGACAGAAGATTAAAGGCAGCGTCTATGAGAAGACGGTAAACGGCTTTGTTAATGTTCTCCCAAACGTAAGCGGCGTAGCAAAGACAGCTGCTGCAGCTAATTCTCAGATCAAACTGTTGAATGCAAAGCTGACTGGTGGCAACGCATCGCTTGACATCCCAGGTAATTACTACACCAAAGAGCAGCTAGAAACGTATGCTAAGGGATATGGAGAACCGGGATGGTCCCCAGACTCCAAAGCCGTATACATGGCATCAAAGCTGAATGTTGACCCACTGACGGTCATCAACCGAGTTCGGAAGGCAAGTGGTCTACCAGCGTTGGGTATTCCAAGTTCACTCAAGTCGATTAACACAAAGGTCAATTCCCAATACCAGCAGTTCCTTAACCGCTATCAGTCACCTGAGCGTACAACTCGTGCTCTTAACACGATGGGTTTTGATGCCAGTGTTGTACCGATGGGACTAGGTGAAGAGATTGCAAAAGCAGCTCAAGCTAGCAACATCGATCCAGCCATTATTGCTGGTGTGATTGAATGGGAGACTCGTGGTAAGTGGAAGTCAGCCATTAGTCCTGCTGGAGCACAAGGCATTGGACAGATAATGCCAAAGACAGCGAGGCAGTTTGGTGTCACCAACCGTGAAGACAACGTTCAGAACGTTCAGTTTGTTGGGAAGTACTTACGCTATCTAACTGACTACTATAAAGGTGATGTAAGGAAAGCAATCTACGCTTACAACGGTGGAATGGGTAACATCGATAGCCTTGGTGTTGGCTTCAACGCTGAGAATGCTGCTTATTACGACGGTGTAATCAAAGGAGCGGCCAAATTCGGCTACGGCAATGCATGGCGTGATCCTGGGAGCATCCGTCCATCGATGCAGCAGAGAGTTCCATTTATTACTGGTAATACAGGCACGTCAACTGGCGCTCATGTTGATGCTCGTTACTGGAGCAAAGCAAAAGGTGGGTATGTAAATCCAAGGGGTTTACTCGACCAGTACGTCACGGTGAACGGCAAGCCATTATCAAAGGCAGCACAGGTAACCTCAAATTACGGTCCAAGGACACATCCAGTGAGGGGTGGTTCACACTTCCACGCAGGCATTGACTATGGAACACCGGCAGGAACCCGACTAGATGTAGCAGCTAAGTACCTTGAAACAACCTGGGATGAAGGTGGTGGCGGATACATGTCCCGATACCAACTGCCAAATGGCGATGAAATCGTTCTAATGCACGGTTCAAAATCAAATCAACGTAACTAGGAATGTACAGCAGTAATCCGATTGAGGAGATTCTGAACGGTACGCCGACACTGACTGAAGAAGCAAAACTGGAAATGGCGCAGGAGGAAGAACTCCGCCAGGCTAATCTCCAGGCTCTTCAGGACAGTGCTGCTGGTCAGACAGCATCAGGAACTCCCAAACAAGCACCTACTACGGTAAGTGCACCTAAAAAAGAACAGAACCCAGTCAGTATTGCTTTCGACGCATTGGCAGCACCTGGAATAGGAATCAATGACTGGTTTACAGATCTATTCAACAAGGTGCCTGGGGTAAATTTTCGGAAACACCCCAAGTTCCAAAACGAGATCATTCAAAGCACAAGAGAGTTATCAGCGACTGTATTGCCTACAATTCTGATAACCAAAGGAGCCAGCACTGGTTTGGCAGCAGTCAACACAAAGGTTGGCTGGAAGCTCGGTCAAGATGCTGCATTCAAGTGGTTTGCAGAAACTGGCCTAGCAGGCGGTGTTGGTGGCTTTGTTGATTACATCAGCAAGACCAACGAAACCGATGACAACCTTCCTGGTGCTCTCAAGAAGATTTGGCCAAGGTCACTGGGATGGATCCCAGATGATGTTGCAACCCTTGACTCTGACGCAACAGATGTTAAGCGCAACAAGAACATCACCTTTGGTGTAGGCATGGGTTTCTTTGCAGACGTACTAGTTGGTGCTGCCAAACTGGCAAGAGCTAGTAAAGGCATCAAAGACGCCACTCGTTGGATCCCAGAGAACGAAAAGGCTGCTCAAGCACTTCCCCGTCTAATTGGGAAAGATGCAGACCTGTCAGATGACGCCATTGAAAATGCCATCTACAACTCAGCAAAGAAACGGTCCGATGAGCTAGACGAACTTGGCAGCTACAACCTGACCAAGAGTGTTGACCTGGATAAGCCACTGCTTGGTATTCATGATGTCTATGACTACACCGAGCAAGGTCTACGTACCGTTGATGATGGTGGCATCCTTGGTGCTTCTGTGGACGTTGTACGTATTGAGAAGAACATTGATTCTGTCTACGGACGTGTAGGCAGTGTCGTCTCTGAAGCTGCTCTTAAGTACGGACTGGAAGTAGAAGGATCTGGTGAGACCATCATCCGTGGTCTGGCAGAGACTCTTAAAGACAGTGGTAAGTACGGCTACGAGACAGCTACAGGTCGCTACATCAGCCACGCTGAGATCATGGATAGCGGTGAGCGTCTTGCTGCTGACTTCATGAAGATGGATGTGGATCAGATGAAGCGTGTCCTGCGTCCCCTACAGGGTGTTGATCCTGATACAGGTGCGTTGGTACTGAAGTCTGATGCTTATGCGGGTGTCTTCAAAGCCATTAAGGGATACATGGAAGAGTTCATGGATCTTGATTACGTAAAGGCTCAAGCGTACGTAGGAACCTCATTTGCTGGCCAAGTGTCTGACATGGCACAAGGGATGCGTTTGATGGAAGGTACGTCAGCTGTTGAGCGTGCACAAGAACAGATCCTTGACCGTCTTGAGTTCCTTATGACTCAAAAGGGAATCACCTCCTACGCTCGTGGTAGGGCTTTGAACATGCTGAACCTGTGGAACAGGGTCAAGCGTGGGTTTAGCTCAAAGAGTGCTGCAGACAGCATCAAGAATGAGCGTGTAGAGACCCTGCGGAACATCCAAAGGATTGTTGCCGATAGCAAGCAGACAATGGAAACGCTACGTGCGTTGAAAGAAGAGCGTCCTGAGATGCTTGGTCCGTTGATGCTTGCTTACGAGGTAACCGATGGAAAGGTTGATACGATCTCCAAACTCAACACGTACATCCGCAATAGCACCGCAACTCTGAGCAAAGCTTTATTTGATGGTCGTACTGAGATCCCCTCTGCGTACCTTCAAGGGGTTTGGTCAAACATATACAACTCTATGTTGTCTGCTAAATCCACACCCATTAAGGCAGGTCTCTCTAACGCTGTGTTGTTGTTGGAACGTCCTATTGCCACGATGGCAGGGGCAATGCTTCAAGGTGACAAGCGTGTAATGCGTCGTGCCTGGCACATGTACAGCGGAATGCTGGACACACTGCAGAAAGGCTTTGGTCACATGAATCAAGTCTATCGACGTGCAGCCGAAGATCCGTCTTCTGTGGGATACATCATGCGTGATGACATTGCACGTAAGAATGAGGATACGTTGGAGCTACTGCGTCAGTTTGCGTATGCCAAAGAGCAGGAAGGGATGTATGGACCTTCTGCAATGCTCACTCAGATTGAAGCGTTGAATGACCTAGCAGAGCACCCAGTACTACGGTTTGGTACCAATGCTATGGCTGCCTTTGACGGCTTTACAAGAGCTGTTGTCGGGAACTGGGAAGCACGTGGTCGTGCATTTGACATGGTGAATACTGCTGGTAATCAACTCGACATCAAAGCACTAAAAGCCATCAGCGATGGTGTTTACAACGAGATGTTTGATGAGACGGGGATGATCACCGACAAGGCAGTTGAACATGCCTCACGTGAGATCTCAATGAACCTGGATAACGAAGCTGTGAATGCATTGAATGCAATGATCAGCAAAGCTCCTGTGTTAAAGCCGTTCATCATGTTCCCGAAGACTGGCATCAACATGCTGGCCTTTGCTGGTAGTCACAACCCCATGGGTCTCTTTATCAACCAGTTGAATGCATTTGATCTTCCGTTTGAGAAGATGCCATTTGACAAGGTAGAAGAGCTTCTGACTAGCCGTGGTATTCCCATTGATGAAAACATGGAGATGGCATACAACACCATCCGTGCAGAACTCAAAGGAAGGAAAGCAATTGGTACGTTGACTGTGTTGGGAGCCAGTGGAATGGTTCTAAATAACAGCCTTCGTGGTAATGGTCTTTACGACAAAGAGAAGCAAAAGGTACGTAATGAAGTTGGCTGGAAACCTCGCACCTATAAAGGGTGGGATGGTAAATGGCACAGCTATGAGAACCTTGGAGCCATCAGTGATTGGCTGGCATTTACTGCTGACCTATTTGACAACTTTGACACTCTTAATGAGACTGATCTTGCCACCATGGCAAACAAGGCTGGATACCTCCTTAGTGCCAACCTGACTAACAAGTCGTACTTGGCAGGTCTGGAGCCTATGAATGACGTGCTTGCAGGTAACCCAGCTGCTATGTCACGTTGGGGTGCAAGCTTTGCTAGCAGTCTGGTTCCTGGTAGTGGTTTGAGAGCTGAGTTCTCACGTCTCTTTACTCCTCAACTTAAAGAACTTAATCAAGACCTACTTCAACTAATTGCCAACCGCAACCCTGGCATGAAGGATACGTTGCCTGATGTGCACGACTGGATTGACGGTGGAAAGGTCGGTGTTCCTTCTGACATTTGGACACGTATTTGGAACACTTACATGCCATGGAAGAGCCATGAAGGCATCAGTGAGGAGAAACAGTTCCTTGTCGATGTTGAGTTTGATGCACGTCCTACGCTGCAGACGAACGGACGTGGTGTTGATTACACCCCGCTTCAACGCTCTCAAGTAACGGACATGATGGGTCAAGACGGGTACTTCAAGAAGAAGATCCGCGAAGTGATGAACACCACAACTGGCAAGCAGTTCAGGAAGAGTTTCAAAGAAGCTCAAGCTGCAGGTGCACCCATCAATGTAGAGGACTTCCAAAACATTCACTATGAGTTGCGTGAAGCACTGCGAGAAGCCAAGCAATACGCAGAAGATCGCATTGATAGCCGTGATGAAGTGAGAAACCTTCAGTACATCAACGCAGAAACGAAGCGCCAATCCCGCCTAGGCAACGTACAAGAAATTATTCGTCTAAACAACAATGACAATTAGAACTCCGGTTAATTCTTATGTACTGACTTCAGGCGATGGATCACAGACGACCTTCGCCTTTCCATTTAGTCAGTTTGAAACAGACGACCTTTTTGTGTTGGTCTGGAATAATTCAACGGAACAGTGGGATGTCAAGACTTCAGGCACCCACTACAACGTCAGTGCATCCACTATCGTATTTACGGCAGGAAACATTCCCGGCAACCCTCCTAGTGGGGTTACTGGGAACATCCTTGTTATCCGTAAGACGGACATTGATGAAGACTTCCCGAAGGCAACCTTTGCATCTGGATCTTCGATCAAAGCAAATGATCTGAATAACAACCAGAAGCAAGCACTTCGTTCTATCAAAGAGCTGCGTGATACGTACCTATCTGCGTACAGCAAGATTGATGAAAGCACTGGTGTAGCTACTAACCCCAAGATGTATGCCAACCTGGACATGACAGGTCGTCGCATCTACAACGTTGGTGCTGCTAACAGTGATGACGATGTGGTCACCCGTGAGCAACTCGGTGATGTTATTGCTTTGGACATTACTGGTGATACTGCTCAGGGTGTTGTCCTTAATAAGACACAAAGCGGTAGCAACAGCGGTGATGAGATGGAGATCAGCATTGCTGACTCCTCACCTTCCCAGAAAGGTAGTGTCATCATTGAGCAAGCAGCTGGAGAGGCTATTAACGTCTCCTACAGCAGCGGTACTGCAACCATCGGTGTTGATCGAAGCACTGCCTTGCAGCAAGGTGTAGTGACGGTCTCTGAGGCTGCGACTACTCCAATCATCGTGACCTACACCGCAGATGGTGAGGTTGAGATTGACATTGATAAAAGTACTGCCGGCCAGCAAGGTGTTGTCCGTGTCTCCCAAGCTGCTGGTGAAGCAGCAAATGTCACGTACACCGCTGACGGTGAGGTGGAGATCGGTGTGGACAAGAGCACTGCATCCCAACAGGGTGTGGTTCAGCTCAGCTCTACATCTCCTATTAGCCTCACCCGCCCTGCTGACGGTGAAGTCAACATTGAGCTTCCTGATGGCACTGTCAACATCAACAAGCTAGACGCTGCAAGCGTTGTCAACACAACTGAACAGCTTGCAGGTGCTCCTGTATGGACTAACGACGACACAGCACTTCCTACTATTGGTGCTGCTGCTCTTCGGTTTGACACCATTGTCGATACCGTAACTCCTACTGGTAGTCAGTGGGAAATTGGTAAGACGTGGTTGCAGAATGACAGCAACAAAACGCTGTCTATTTGGGATGGTAGTGCATGGCTTGGTGTCGCCTCTGGTGGTACCTTTACGACCCAACCTACAGTCATCTATGTGGATGCTGTCAATGGTGATGACACCAATGACGGTCACAGGATCATCAACCCAATGCGGACCATTAAAGCCGCTGTAGCTTCTGCTAATGACGGTGATTTGATTATCGTCAACCCTGGAGTGTATCAAGAGATTTGCCCAATTGACATTACCGTTCGCAACCTGTCTATTGTAGGTACAGCATTGCGTAGCTGCTTTGTACATCCCACCGCTGCTACTGAAACCAACTCCATGTTCCGTGTGAACAGTGGTAGCTATCTTGCAAATTTAACCCTTAGTGGTGTAAAAGCAAGTGGGACTGTTGGGGGTAATACTCAAGACCCCGGATCAACGTATGGTCTACCTACTAATCAAGGTTGGCTAGCATCTTTCTATCCTAATGCGATTATCACTAAGTCTCCGTATATTTACAACTGTACGAACTTTAGTGATTCTGGAATTGACAACAGTGCATTCAATCCTAACAGCCTTGGCGGAGGGTATGCCGGTGACTTGACTTCTGCTCCATCTGGTGGAGGCCTTTTGATTGATGGTTCGGCTGTATCAAGCAGCAGTCCTTTGCGGTCCATGGTGTGTGACAGCTTCACTCACGTTGGTCTAAATGGTCCTGGCATCCTTGTTACTAACAATGGCTATGTCCAAGCAACTAGCAGCTATGCATTCTTTACCCGCTACCACATCAAAGCAAAGAACGGTGGTCAAGCAAACCTGAGTGCATCTACCTCTGACTTTGGTAACTACGCCTTAATTGCTGATGGTCGTTCTCCGTCTGCAATTTTCACAGCAACTACTTCTGCGGGGTCTGCTGCCAATTCTACAACATTCACCATTGGTGCACCTACTGCTCAAGCTGGTTGGTTTGGTAGTGCAACACGTCCTGCCAACAACATGTTAGTAGACGTGGTTGATAGCAATGGAACTAGCACCTATCCTGTTATTTCCTCTACTGCAAACGGCAGTGGTTGGACGGTTGAAATCAGCAATCCCGACTCTACAGATCGTTCCGTAAATCTGGGTCTTTCTTATGCAGTAAGCAGTGGTGCTGCTGTCAGCTTCTACCTACGTTCCATGGTGGCCTCTAGTGGTCACACGATGGAGTACGTCGGTAGTGGTACTGACTACCGCGCATTGCCTGAGAACGGTGGTGTACCTGATGAAACCAAGCAAGTCGTTGAGATCAACAACGGTCGTGTGTGGGTGGTGAGTGTGGACCACAAGGGGACACTCAAAGCAGGCGACACGTTCAAGGTTGATCAACAGACTGGCTTTGTCACCATCCCTAGTGGTGCTATCAGGTTCAACAACTACGTTGAACGAACCTCTGGAACGGGAGCGGCTCTAATCCCGGCAGGCTCTACTGCTGAAAGGGACGGTGCTCCAAGTGCTGGATACCTACGATTCAACTCAGACACCAGCTCGTTTGAAGGTTACGACGGAGCTGCGTGGGGTTCTATTGGAGGTTCTGGTGGAGGTTCTGGTGGGGGATCTGAATTCATCACTACTCCTCAGACGTTTACTGTCAACAAATCAATTGCTTCAAATACAAATGCAGGAATGATGGGTCCAGTAGTCACTATTGATTCTGGAGTCTCAATTACTGTTGGAGCCAATTCAATCCTTACTCTTATCAAATAAACATGGCATACGGAAAACTTAGGGTTGATACCCTCACTTATGACAATGCAGGGTCTGATGTTGACATTGACGTTAGCACTATCCCTGGTGCAGCCGCTCTTAACGCAAAGGTTAATACGTCAGACATTGGCGTTACTGTTCAAGCGTATGATGCAGATACTGCTAAGTATGACGACACTACTGCTAACTTTACTGGAACTCTCCAGAACGGAGGATCTAATGTTGTCGTAGATTCCGACATTGGTGTAACGGTTCAGGCTTACGACGCTAACCTTCCTGCTGGTAACACCATTCTTGTCGATAGTGATGTTGGTGTAACCGTCCAAAGCTACGACGCTGATACCGCAGTTACCGACGCTGCTCAAACCTTTACCGCTGCTCAACGTGGTGCTATCACTACGCTAACCAGTGGAGCGACTGTAACGCCTGATTTTGCAACGTCTAATAACTATACGTTGACGTTGGATCAAAACCTTACCATTGCTAACCCTACTAACCTTACTGCTGGACAGTCTGGTTCTATCTTCCTTGTTCAAGATGGTACTGGTTCTCGGCTAGCCGCTTGGGATTCTTACTGGGACTTTGCTGGTGGTACTGCTCCTACTCTTTCTACTGCTGCTAGTGCTGTAGACCGTATTGATTATGTCGTGCGGTCTTCTACTTCTATCCACGCTGTAGCCACCCTTAATTATAGCTGATTATGGCAGTTCTTAATAATAACACA